TCATCTGTTCAGATTCAAAGCTACCAGCCGGAACATATAGAAGAAACAAGAATTACAAGCCTGTTTTATCAAGGGTTATTTAGTTCGCCTACAGGTTCACCCGATGGAATGAGAGATAGTTTCTGTTTTGAGGCTTTCGGTAATGCTGATAGTTCTGGTACTCCAATCGGCGGAACAAAATATTTAACAGTTCAGGAAACCTTACCCGGTAGTGAATGGGTCAAGATTCGTTATCACGCGAGAAGAATTGAACTGCCCTCTGGTTGGAAAAACTCAGATACTAGATTTGATGTAAGGGACGGATCGGCGGATCATGGTGGGGTCTTTAACCCTTACTTTGTTACTGAACATAAGTTTGGCAATATCAGCGGTTGGTCGTTCTATTGGAAAGAATGGGATTCTTCGCAACCAACCAACCCAAATGTAGGTTCAACAGGTTCAGGTAATTTTTATACCATTTACCAATCAAGTCCTGAATTAGTTGTTTTTGAAATTGGTAATTATAGATATACGGTTGATACAAATGGAACAGAACCAGATGGGAGTCAACAGCCCGGTAATGGTTTTACTTATTGGGGCGTTACAAGACAAGAGAAAGTAACTCATTACGCAGCTAGTTCTGTAAATAGCTCTTGGACTATTGATGATTATCAAGTGATAGATAGCAGCGCGGGAGGTTGGGCGTTAGGTAGCACGATTTCAGTATCAAGAACAATTACAGGAAGTAATCCTTTCAAAATGGTTCCCGGTGTTTCAGGTGGTTTAACAAGTTCAGGAATTAGTTTGACGGTTACAGGAATTGAAACAGGTGATCAAGCTAAAAAGATTATTCAAGGATGGTATTACGAGGTCTTTGGTAATGCAGAGTCATATTCAGCGGGAACAGTAAGAGAAGTAACTAAGACAATTTCAAACCCGAAAGATATACAAGTTAAATTAACCGCAACAGTAATGGATGATTCTGACCCCGAATGGTTAGCGGCTGATTATAGTTCTTTCGTTGATATGGAAAAAGGGTATAAAAACTTTACAGCAGAGGTTTTAGCTAATTCAAATACCGCGACGAATTGGCAAGTAGGAGAAGAATTTTTTATTACTGAATCTGGAGGCGGTGGAGGATGGACAAACTATGACGATTTAGGTGCAAAATTTAGAGTAATGGGTATCGGGTCAACAAGTTCAGGCGGGGTTTATTCTGCTAATCGGGAATTTGAAAATTTAACGCAAATATCAGATATAAGTTTTTATGGAAATTTAATTGAAAAATCAAATCAAAATGAACCTGAACATTCCATAGTTTATGTAAATGAAACTGTAAGTAATGCAACGCCGCCAACATACAAAAACATGGCAACGGCTGGTTTGGCTCTTAAAGCATCAAGGCGTTTTACTGCTTTAGATCAGGTGCGCGTTTGGTTGTCTGAAGGAATCAAAGTTAAATTAAATCACCCTGACGATTCAGGTAATGGAGCTAGTAACTTATTTACTGATCTTGTTTATTACTTATTAACGGATACGACGGCTGGAGCTGGAACGGTACTCGGTTCAACTGATGATCTAATTAATACAACTGATTTAGCAAATACATCAAAGTTCCTTAGACAAAACTCTTTATTCTTTGATGGCGCTATAGATCAGCCAGTTAATATCCGGCAATGGATCGCAGAGAACGCGCCTAACTTCCTTTGTAGTTTCGTTTTATCTGATGGGCAACTTTCCTTAAAGCCTGCGTTACCTGTAACACCCGGCGGGGATATTTCAACAGGGGCGGTTACTGTTAAACAACTATTTACTAGCGGAAATATTATTGAAGATTCATTTGAATTAAATTATCTGGGAGCCGAGGAAAGAGAGTTATTTAAAGGAGTAATTAGATATAGAGAAACTAAAAAAAATCAATTACCGAAAGAAGTTGTTACTACGGTTAAATATAAAACTAGCCCTGAAACAGAAAGTGTTGAATCATTCGACGTTACCAAGTACGTCACAAGCCGACATCATGCCCGTTTAGTGGGTAAGTATTTCCTTGCTTTGCGTAAACACGTAACGCATACAATCGCATTTAAGACAGCAGCCTTTGGTTTAGATTTAGCAGCCGGGGATATGGTTAAGGTAGTAACAGAGGCAAGCCCATATAGTGCGGCGAATAATGGGGCAGTTTCAACAACAGGTGAAATAACTAGCGCTCAAACATTAGTTGATGGTTTCTATAACGTTCTTTATTATTCGCCTGCCTCAAGTGATGTAGTAAGTGGATCAATGCAAGTAACCAATATGACGACAAGCGATTCAACTTTCTTTAATACAATATTTACTATTCAAACAACAACAATTAGTCAAAACATATATTTAGTTGAACAGTTAACACTTGATCAAGACAATACGGTGTCTATCGTTGCTAGTGAATTTCCTTGTGATGATAATTCTGTTAGTAAAATGGCATTAGATATAACTGACGATTCTAAGTTCACTTTCGATTCTTAAATGGCTTTTCCTACACTTTCCCCTAATCGTCGTCAATTTGACCCCGGTTCATATCCTGTTAAAACGTTCACCAATCAGTCAGGCGCAGAACGCCGGATCCTTTACGGCAACAAAAGAACAGGAATGAAATTACAACTGAGATACGAAAACATTACCGATAGTCAAGCAGAGGAATTTAATACGCATTTCGATGATCGCTTTGGTAGTTACTCAACCTTTGATATACCGAGTCAAGCAAAATCAGGTTGGGATGGCGCAACAGGAACGATTGACGCACCCGCACCGAATAAATGGAGATATGCAACAGCCCCCTCTATTGTTCAAATTAAGAAAGGAATTAGTTCTGTTACTGTTGATTTAATCGGTGTCCTATAGACTGATATGTAAACGTAGTAAAAGGTAATGGCTAAACCATTTACAGGCCGTGACGCAAAATTTCTATTAGGAACAGAAGAGGTTGGCAAGACACAATCATTTTCACTTAATGCAAGCGCGGGTTTATTGGAAACGACCTCATTAGGGGATTCTGTAAGGACGTTCACGCCCGGACTTCAAACGTTTACGGGTAGCGCAGAAATTATTTATTACAAGCAAGACGACGGAACAAACGACGGGTCAGAATTTTTAAGGATGCTTGTTAAAACAGGTAATTCAGGCTTATCAGATAGTGATAGCAAAACCCTTACTCTTAGGTTTACTGATGGGGCTAGTAATAGTGATGTAACGATGACGGCGTTTATAACAGGTGCAAATATTTCAGCATCGCCGGGAGAAATAGCAAAAGCGCAGATAAGTTTTCAGGCAACAGGCGAACTAACTACAGCGACAATCTAATGAGTATTTATTTAGGCGGTTTTGGTAAAGTCATGCTCCAGCGCAAAACGGCGCAGGGTGATTTATTCGCAACTATTAATACTGATGATGTCAATACGTCAAAGAAGCGATTTAGTTTTGATGAGGCTGACGAATTAATAACAGGCGATCAAATTGAAATTTCTACAACAAACGGAACCGATCTTTTATTTATTGCGGCGGCTTCTTGGGCGGGAGGATCAAGAGAATCAAGCTTTACGGCTTTCGTGCATAAGGATGATTTAGGAGGAATAAGACTTTTTTCTACCTTTGCTAATGCTGTTAATGGAGGATCAACAAACGCCCTAACGTTGACCGCAATTAGTTCAGCTATACCCGTTAAGGTTTCTGTTCAAAATGCAATATATAGAATGTTGGGTCAGGTTAGTTCCTATGAATTAAATACAGATGTTGAGTCGGTTGATATTACTGCTTTATCTGATTATCACAGGGAACGTTATAGCTCTTTGATTTCTGGTAATGGGCGTATTACTTGCGCGTGGGACTATGAAGATTCTGAAGGCTCAGGCACTTATGACCCTCCACATTATTTATTGGAATTGGTTACTAGAACAAAAGTCGGGTCAGAATTTGGGGCGCAATTGTATTTAAAGACAAGCGGATATAACCCTAGTGGTATAAGTTCAAATTTAGATGACGAGCTTTGGTACGAGATAAACGCGGTTGTTGTACAAAGTGCCATAAGCTTCAATGTGGGTCAACCCGTAGATATGACTATAAACTTTGTCACTACAGGTGGAGTCGACCTCAAGATTAACAGCGACGCAGCTAATAAGATCCTTCAAGAAGATAGCGACGACATTCTATTAGAACAGGATACAACGGCTAAACTATTACAAGA